TTACTGCGAACCTAAACCTTCTGACAGCAAACATGGAGGTGACAATGGACCGCGTAAGACCTCAGCAGACTAGATTGAAGAACGCCCTGCAGCAGGTGAAAGACAACTATGATTTCTGCGTGATCGATAATGCTCCGGATATCAATGTATCTGTCATAAATGCACTGACGGCAGCAGATGACGTTTTGATTCCGGTGGAAGTTGATGATAACACGACGGAAGGCATGGATGAACTTTTAGATCAGATTGATGAGATTAAATGCGAATTGAACCCAGATCTGGAAAATGTAAAGTGCTTTATCAGCAAGTACAACAAATACAACGAAGCACACAGCCAGGGAGCGGAGATTATAAGGGAATGGTATCCAACGATGAAAACAGTGATCAGAAATTCTCTGGCAGTTGCAAAGAGTACATATGCCAGAACACCGGTTGTGTTATATAGCAAGCGATCGGCGGCAGCAGAAGACTATCAGACACTTGTAGAGGAATATCTGCAGATGATAGGGAGGTAGCACAATGGGAAGAGAGAAATTTAGTGCGCTGGACATGCTGTCAAAGCGGTCCTTGCCGGAAAGAAAAGAGAAGCAGGCAATCATATACAAGGATCCTAGAGAACTGGTGCCGACTCAGGAGAATTTCTACACGACAAAAAATATCAGCAAACTCAAGGCGTCGATAAAGATAACAGGGTACCTGATGCAGCCAATTCTGATAGAGAATGTAGATGGAGAAGATAAAATACTTGCCGGCCATCGCAGAAGACTATGTTGCATAGAACTGATCGAAGAGGGAGACACCAGATTCGAGAAGGTCCCATGCGTATATGCTGCAGAAATCAATGTTTCAGAGGACAAAGAACTGACACCAGGGCAGAGAGAAGCAATCACGCCATTCTTGAGACAATTTAAGGTGATTCAGGCAAACAATTACAGAGATAAAAACGACTGGGAAAGAATGCAGGAAGCTCTGGAGATGGAGAAGATTGTTAAGGGTCTGAAAGAGAAGGTTGGAATCACTGGAACAGTCAGAGAGAATTTAAAAGAACTCCTTGGAGTGTCAAATGCTCAGTTCGGTCGTTACAAGAACATTAGCAATCATCTGTCAGAGGAACTGATGGAAGAGTTTCAGGATGGAGAGATTAACATTTCTGTGGCAGATGCTGCAGCATCTCTGGAACCGGAACTACAGAAGCTGGCATACGAGATGTACATGAAGAACAAAATCCTGACCCTTCCGGATATCCAACTTCTGAAGGATCAGCAGGCATTAAATGCAGACATTCCGGGACAGATGACAATAGAGCAGGCAACCAGGAAGCAGAAACCGGAAGAAGACGAGACACCAATTCCCGTAGAATTGCAGATAGAAAGATTCTTTGACAGTCTGAAGAAGAACACAACAGCCCGGATCCGCAATGGAGACAAGCTGATGGGAACAAAGATGATCAGTATGCTCTATTGCTATGTAAAGCACAGAAACGGGTACCTGAACTATCAGGGACATCCGGATAGGATCACATTCAACCCAGACAGCCCGGAAGAGAAAGAAATGACCTGGCAGGAGCTGACCGAAGAACTGATCAGGCGCTACTCAACAAAGAAACCAGTCAAGATGACCACAATTGATGCACCTGAGAAGCCAGAGAAGAAAGAAACCAATGCTGGAAAGTGTATTCACCGAGAAGGATTCACCTGTACTCTCGAAGCAGCTCAGAAAGTGATAGCAGGGGATGGAGAAAATTGTAATAGAAAATGCTGTTGGAATTGTGAAAAACATGGAGCTTGCGGATACGAATGTAATGCTTCGGCTCATCGGCCAACAGAGAATACTCAGGAAAAGAGCTGCCAACCGGCAACAGAAACACCGGACAAAAAGCAGCAGGAAGACCATTCCGGCGATTCCGCCGAGATGGTAAAACATCTGAGAAATACAGATAAAATCTCGGATGCGTGGCCGGAAGATTTAAAAGATATCCCGATTCCATCAACGGGCGATCTATCAATATATCTGCAAAAACAAGAAGACCTGTTAAAACAGATGACGGAAGTTAAGAAAGAAGAAGCAGGATTTCCAGAGTTGGTGATTAAAAAACAACAAATGCTTGTAGCAGGACTCAGGATTCTCAAAAATATTGTAGAAGACTGTCAGGAGGAACCGGAACAGCCAGGATTGCCAATCATGAAGAATAATGACCAACGCAAAGAATGGTTGAGAAACTATAAAATTTGGGGACTCTGGTACACCGATAATCATACCGGCGTGAAATATTACAAATACGATTTCGAAAACGGTGCCCGTTTGGTCGTAGAAGAATACGAGAAAGAGCCTTTGCCAGAAAACAGCTGGTATGTGCCGGAAGAACCATATTACATGCATCTGATAGGAGGACTGGAACCGGACAGAAAAGGTGGAATTCCAAAATGGACATATCATTCGAAATACAACAAGTATCCGAACAGTGAAACAGAACTTGTGGAATTTTTAAAGGAGATTCAGAAATGAGCAAGTTAGATCAATATATGCAAGGCCGTACAGAGGGCATGGAATTTGCCCTCCGCCTTGCAAAGGATAAAGGAATAGGAGAATTGGAGAAAGAAGTCAGATTCCGTAACCGGACAGGAGTCTCGTTAAACCTTACCAGACAGGAGATAGCCGCCGGATCCGACAAAATCAAGAATATGACTTTTGACACCATGTTAGCAATGAGTCTTATGACTTTAAGAGATGAATTCACCTTCGGAAAGAAACGCCTGGAAAGATTCAAGGACAGATTCACCGAGAAAGCTGCATCTCTGGCAGACGACTACTGCACATGGCTGGATATAGTAGATGTGCTCAAGGAAGAAACCGGAATAGATTTAGAAATCCGGTGGAATGACAAGAAATGACCGATTCGGTCACTAAAAAAAGGGTGCTACTAAAATTCACATAGATACATCCTTCCTGTGTGAGCCTGTCAGATCACAGGAAGGAGAAAGGAGAAAATGTATGTTAATCAGAAGTCAGGATAAAACAGCACTGGTAAAGTTTGAAAACATTGTAGTCAATCTAAAACTCCCAGATTTATTGAATGTTATATGTTGGAGTTGGCAGGATGCACAGAGAAGTGGAGGATATGTTATTTTAGGAAAATATTCCACAAAAGAAAAAGCCATGAAAGTACTGGATATGATTCAGGAAGCATATGCGGACGCAGAGTTAATTCCAATGACAGTGCCAAATATCGGGAAGATGTTCGCAGAAGCGCCAGCATCAAAAGAAAATGAACTTCTGGCTGAAGCTATTGGAAAAGCACTTGTGAACAAAATGGTCTTTCAAATGCCAGAGGATAGTGAGGTGGAAGCATGAGTGATGTAATGGAATTTGTGCAGAACGAAGATGGTACGTTTGGCACATACGATGATACCTATGACATTGTAATACACTGCGAGACAGAAGAGGAACAGAAGAAAGTTATTGAACGTTTAAAAGATACTAGCTGGATTCCTGCCAGCGAGAGATTACCCGAAATCAAAATTACCGCTGGTTGTAATAGCTGCATTGATAAGATTACCGGAGAAGGAAAGGACATTTAAGAATATGAGCAGAGAGGAACAGATATGCGAAACCTGTAAAGAGAATGATAATGGTTTCTGCGATCGCATTGGACGCATGGTAGAAGATGACGACTGGTGTGCAAAATGGAAAACCAAAGAAGCTACAGAATGGAAAACAAGGATGATGAATACATTTCTGGCCGGACACTGAGAGGAGGGCGGAAATGATCCCATTTTTATACGATGTAACAGACAGATCAGGCAATCTGGTGATTGACAATGCAACATTTGCAGAAGTAGTGGAAGGTTTAAACTGCTCAAAAGCACAGGCGAACAATGCAAGGACCTCCGGAGATTTAATCTTCAGGAAGTACGAAATGCACAGAGTTGATCGGAAACTAAGCAGAGTAAAGGATATCGCATTGCTTCAGGAATTTGATACCGTCCGTCTCCACTTGCTGGGATATAAGAAAGGAGACAGGAAATGAATAAAAGACAGAAAAAGAAACTATTCCGAAAAACCATAGGATGGAATCCTCCGGACTGTTTAATCTACACCAGCCTGGACTACCATGTTTTTATCGGCAAGCCATGGGGAGGTCTGACAGCCCTAAAGAAGCAGGAAGCCACCAGAACAGTAGAAGACTTTAACCGGAATATTCAGAACAGGAATTATCTGCTCAGAGAAGCAAGGAGGTATACCAGATGAAACAGAGAGGATTATTATTTCCTAAAGAACCCGCCAGAAAAAAACGGAAGAAGCACCACAAAAGCATTATAGACAGAGATATGAAAAATCAGTGCTTCATTTGCGGAAAAACAGGTTATACAGAACGCCATCATATCTATGGCAGTGCAAACCGCAAATACTCCGAGCAATATGGCTTGACCGTATATCTTTGCCCAGAATGCCACAGGACCTCAGAGATATCAGCACACCGAAATAAAGAAGTCAGGATTACCCTGCAGCGGATCGGTCAGAGAACATTTGAGAAGAAGTGTGGCAGCAGGGATAAATTCACGGAAATATTTGGGAAAAACTATCTGGAGGATGAATAGATGAACATTGCACATCATCAAAGACAAAAATGTTACAGCCGGAACGAATTGCAAGGAATACAGATTCTACGAACAAAAAGTGACCGAATCGGTCAGGAAGGAGAAAAATGAATTACGACAAAAGCAACATCCCTCTCATGAGAATGGGAGACATAAGAAAGACGCTCAAAAGAACGTTCAAAGTCCGCCCAGGCAGAAAGATTAAATTAAAAGCGCGGGTAAGAGATGATGGAAACAGCACACGAATCATATACCATACAGCAACTGTTATAAAATTATATCCCTATGTGGTACAATTACAGCTGGAAAACGGGCAATACACCTCTCCCGGATACACAAAACTATATCTGATGCTCCATGGTGCCGACGAGGAATAAGAAACAGGAGGAATACCGAAGTGAATAGAGACTTATTGGAACAGTACACAGATGCAGTAAAACTGATTAAAGAAACGAAAGAAACCATAAAAAAGCTGGAGAAGAGAAACTCTGTGCAGACAAAAGATACAGTTTCTGGAAGCAATTCGGAATTTCCTTTTCAACCCATGCATTTTGTAATCCAGGGTAAAACACACGATGAGGACGACAAGATAGAAAGACAAAAACGTAGACAACAGATACAGATAGAGCAGGCAGAGAAGTTAAAGAACGATGTGGAAGAGTGGATGCTTACAATTCCATTCAGAATGCGCAGGATCATTAAGTTTAAGATCTTTGAGGAAATGAACTGGCAGCAGGTTGCAAAGCATATAGGAGGAAAAGCAACTGGAGAATCTGTGAGAAAGGAATTTGAAACATTCATGAAAAAATAAAAGTTTTTCCGTTTTTTCCGTTTTTTCCGTTTTAAATATGCAATAATATAAACTGGAGTTGCTGAAATGGAAATAGGTAAATCTCCTTCCTTACGTTTGCCAGGTGCCACAGCCTGGCAAATGAATTGGTCGGTGCCAGACCAAACACAAAAAGGTACAAGGACTCACATGGATTTTCCTTGGCGTAGGAGCCATCTGCTTGTAGAAAGCAGGTGGCTCTTATACTATGGACATTTAGCTCAGCTGGGAGAGCAATCGGCTCATAACCGATAGGTCCTGGGTTCGAACCCCAGAATGTCCATAATTACCGCGGGATAAAGTAACGGAAACTTACAGGCCTCCTTAGCCTGGAACGGTGGTTCGAATCCGCCTCCCGCTATCAGAGAACAGGAGGGATGGCATGATATACAAACGATGTAGCAGATGCGGGAGTAGGGTACCGGCAGGGACTACGTGCCCGTGCAGAAAGAACAACATCAGAGAGTATGCAAAGCCAACCGGAATAAAGAAAGAATACCACACACAACGGTGGAAGAACCTGAGACAGGTTGTGCTTGACAAATATGACGGGCTGGATATCTACATGATGTACAAGCATAACAGAACAGTGACAGCAGATACGGTACACCATATTGAATTATCGCAAGATAGACCTGACCTGTTCTATTCAGATTCAAATCTGATTCCAGTCTCAAGAACTGGACACAAAGAGATACATAAACGATATGAGAAAGAGGGAAAGACAGTGGTGCAGGAAGAACTGAGAGACTTTCAGATGCGTTTTAAAACCACCGGGGGATAGAAAAAAGTTTTGATTGGATTCTCCACGACCACGTATGCCCCTTTCTTTCTACAAAATTCCCAAAACGATAAAAAAGTTGGCAAGCAAGGGAGGAGGGAGGACAATGGCAAGACCAATGAAACCAGTAAGTTTGCAAAAAAAGCACCTGACAGTATTAGAAGGACAAAAGAAAGTAGATGCAGAAGACCAGGTAAGAACAGAAAAAAACCAGCTCAAGCGTCCTCCAACATGGCTGATAGACGACGTAGCAAAAAAAGAATGGCGAAGAATCGTGAAAGAGCTGGACAAGCTAAACATAGTTGGAAATCTGGATCGAAACAATATCGGAGGATACTGTAATGCGTTTGCAAACTATGTAAAAGCAACCGAAATATTAAGCCAGCAGACTTATTATGTCGATCGCGAAACCAGAACAGGAGTAATCGTTGTAAAAAATCCGATGGTTGATATACAGAAAGGATATGCAGAAGAAATGAGACGCTTCGCTGCTTTATGTGGGCTGACAATTGATTCAAGATTAAAAGCAGGAACGGCGAAAGTGAATAAGCAGCAGGAAGAAATTGAGAGCCGGTTTGGTGCGATATGATCCTTGATGAGCTTAAACAATACGCTCATGATTGCATATCTGGAAGGATTGTCAGTGGTAGAAAACATATATGGGCCTGCGAGAGATTGCTACGAGATATTGACCGAATCGGTCAACCGGATTTTCCGTATGTTTGGGAGGAAAACCAGGCTGAGAATATCGTAGAATGGTTTGCATTTTTGCGACATAGCAAAGGCGTTTTAGCAAAACAACCAATCATATTAACACCATGGCAGAAATTCAGAATTTGTCAGCTATATGGATGGGTACATAAAGATACGGGATACAGAAGATTTAAGAAATATTTTACTGAGGTAGCCAGAAAGAATGCGAAATCTCAGGAAGAAGCGGGGATTGCATTATATGAGGCAGCAGTAACGTCAACGAAAAATGCGGAGGTATATGAGATTTATACGGCCGGCACAAAACGTGATCAGTCAAAAATCGTATTCGGAGAAGCTGGTTTGATGCTGCAGGGTTCACCTCTAAGAATGAGATTTAAAGTAACCAGGGATTGCGTGAAACATTTGAAAAGTCATAGCACAATAAAACCATTGTCGAAAGACGATGGAAAGTCTGGGGATGGTACGAATCCTGCTTTACTCGTCTTGGATGAATATCACCAGCACAAAACAACTGAATTTTACGATCTAGGCATAGGCTCCAATACAAAGGAGCCTCTTTTGATGATCATAACAACAGCTGGCATGGATCTGACATATCCGTGCTATGTAACAGAATATCAGTACTGCTCTAAAGTTCTGGATCCAAACACGGATGTAGAAAATGATGAGTACCTGATTGACATCTGCGAAATGGACCCGGAAGATTATGAAGACATTTCAAATCTGGATAATGAAGAAAACTGGAAAAAGGCAAATCCAATCAGAATGACTTATCCGGAAGGTGCCGATAAGATTCGCGGAGAATACAAGATTGCCAGAGAACAGCCCGAACACATGACAGCATTCCTTACAAAATGTCTGGATGTATGGG